GGGTCTTCGGAGGAAGGTAAGAAATTACCAACAAGCGTGGCGGTAACTATCATTGAAGGTACCCCCGGAGATGCGGGAGAAGTAGTTGCCGCCTGTGCCTCTAGGGTATTAGCCGCATCATTGCTCATCCAAACAAGTTCAAGATAGTCGTTAGCAGCCAAAGTTAATACATAATTCCAAGCAGGAAGGACGTGATGGTTTTGATTTGAGGTCGTTATTTCACCATTGGTCCAAGGCACATCTGTACCATTTTTACGTAACCAAAAATTTGCAATACCAGTTCCATTATTCGCTACTTGCGCAGAAAATTGAACATTATATGTTCCAGCATATTTAAATATAATTTTAGAGGTTGGTGCCCCAATAGTAACTCCGTTACTTTCATCTGTTGTATTAAGAGTAATTGCTTTGGGCGTATTAGCCCCTGTTAAAGTTTGAGTAGTAGTGTCATAAAAAGAACCATAAGGTACTTTATTATTTTTAGGCCCCCCAACAATAGGGTAAGCCCAGTTAGTTACTTGATTACCTAAAACTTGGGGGACTGTAAGAGTAACCCTACCAAGCCCTTCAGGGTCATTATTAGCAACTACGGTACCGCGGTAAATACCAAAATATTGATTATTAGACGGCATTTGACCTCACTTTTGCCCAAACACTTTCTGGCATACGTTCATCCGGCAATACATAATTTAAATCACTGTGAGTAGAGCCCCAACGAGAGGTTGCATCAAAAGGGCTGGATTCACTAGTTCTATTTATTTTATCTATAAGTTTTATTTGCTGATAGCGTTTAGAGGTAATAGCAGGAATATTTATAATAGTTTTAGGCTTAACATTTGTGTTTCTTTGGTCAGGGCTAATCCGCCTTGTTGGGTTGAGAGCCGGAGCAGTTGGCAATCTTTTGTCTGAGTTCTTACCTAAAGAGTCTGAAGCAACAGTGATGTCACAGGTATAAAGCTGCTGATTTAAATTTTCTTCGGTTACTTTATGAGTAATCTTTAAAACTGTCCAATAACCCGAATACTCATTGCCTACATTTTTTAAGTACACTGGTAAGCATGGTCTAACAGAAGATATACCAATTGTTTGAACATCAGCAGCATAGGGAAATCTGCTGTACTCATCTGCAGATTTAGCTAAATGTTTAGCTGTTTGATAGTCATTTGCTACTTTATCCGTGTCGTGATAATCAAAAAACTCTTGATTTGAAAATTGACGGCTAGGCGTAAAGGTGTCTTGCTTAGTTATCTTAAACTCTTGGCTGCTAACAGGGTTCACACCGGCTATAGAAACAGCAGCTTTTTTAAAACCAAAGTGCTCTAAAGTTTCACTAATAATAGGCTTAAATGAATAGATAGGATTTACTGGCTTAAATCCGCCATCAGCTTTTTGAAAAGTATTAGCCTCAGTAATTAAATTATTAAAGTCTTCGGTAATAGGCTGAAAGTAAATTTCTGTATTTTCTGCCCGTAAAAAGTAGCCAGATTCTTTAGCTAGCTTTACCATAAGCTGCCAATCAGTTAAACCGGCCTGGGCCACCTGTGGATAAATACGAGGATGCGGGGTAACTTTATAGGCAAATTTATACTTTTTAGCAATTTCTGCAACTATCTGGTCAGCAGACATATTGCGATAAATGCTTTGGCTAGCCTGCTTCATTACATAAGATGCGCCAATAAAGCCAACTTTTGTAAAGTTTTTATTTGAAGCCTGATAGTTTTTAAGGTCATGGACGTACCCATGGTAAGTCTTGTTTTTGATTGTAATAGTCATCAAAGACCCCGGCTTTATATTAAGCGGGTCTAAGTTCCAATCCCTAAACTCTACAGTTGCATAATCATGGGCAAATATTTCTTGCACAAGACTAACGCTATACACGCGCTTAGGCTGCTGTGAGCTAGTGGGAAAGTTAACGGTAACGTAGTTAGACACGAGGTATCCTAATAATTGTTCCAGGCTTTATGTTAAGCCAGTCTAAAATCTTAGGATTAAATTCAGCAATAATCCACCAACGTGTAGGGTAGAGAAAAAACTTAGCGGCCAAAGTGTCTATGCGGTCGCCGTCTTTCCATAAATAATCTACGTAGTTTAAATTACCTAATTCGCTAAAATCATAAAACATTACAGGTACGTTTTCCCCGTCAGCAGTAGGAGAAAAGTACTGTACATCTGAGGCATAATACCTAGAATCATTAGATGGCGCAGCCATTATTTACCTCCATAATTATTAGACCGGTCCCCACACAGAAGTTCCGGCAGGGGCATCTGCAGGGTTAGCCGGAGCTGACTGGGTGCTAAGGCCGGCAGTTGCCAATAGGTTGAACGATACTTGAACAGTGCTTTGGATAGGAATCATATCCTGTGTAAACATTGTGTGAGTAACCGCCATATTAGTGACATACCCTAAATAGGATAAAGGCCCGATGTCTATGTTAAGCAGCGTAGGCATAAGGAATCCAATGTCAGCAGTAATTATACCACGACCGTTCTTCCAGTAATCGCCTCCAGAAGCAGTGCTTCCAGGGCCAGGGCCGTTGATAGCTTTGTATAAAAATTCAATATCGGCCAAAGTGCCTCTTTGAAATAAATCAATTAATTTTTCTTCTACGCTTGCTAAACGGCCGTTTCTAAGCAAAGACGCAGTAAAGCTACCGTTGTTTGAATAGTAAGGAACAAATGAGGCTACATCAGCTGGAGTAATAAAATTATTATTACCCGGGTTTCCTAGTGCACTACTGATGTTAGTAGGCCTTTTAAATATGGCATTAGCACATGCAAAGTCGTTTATGCGGTTAATTTCAATGTTAAAAGAAATAGATTCAGTGGACGGAAAAGCGCCTACTTGGCCTAAGAAACGGTCATTAACGTTAGGGGTAGCGTCCATTTGAACAGCCACCGATGTGCTAAAACTAGTAGGGTTCCATAAGAATTGAAATCCGTATTTTCGGTCAGAGTTATCAATTTTTGTAGTGTTTCCATTACCGTCTACGGTAGATAGCGAAGTATCGCTGGCTTTCCACCAAATACGTCCTCTGCGGTATCTATCATCAGACGAAGGCTTATTGTGCCCTGATGGCATGTTATTAGGGTCTGACGCGGCAAATCTAGGCATACTCCACTTGTGAGGCGGAAGGTTCCATTGGTACTCTCCAGGGTTTGCCGGAGCTACTGGTACCTTAAGATTGAATTTATTATCCGCAGTAACGCTAGGGTTTTGAGCAAATTTAGTAATAGTTTTTGCAATATCGCCATACTTTATAGCTGGAGTGATAGCACCGTTGCCTCTAGTAAGTTTGACTGGCGAACCAATTACCTGATATGAAGCGTTTGTTTTAGTAGATAAAGTAGGCGTAATTGAATCAAAGAAGAATTTTCCCGAAGCATTTGGGATTGTAGAAATGTAGTTATAGTTCTTTTTTATTGAAGTAGTTATGCCCGGACTAACTTCATAATTAACCGCAGCTGGTTGGGTAGTAGATGTGTCACCAATGCTGTACGCGGAACTATCCACATAGATATTAACGATGGTATTGTCAGCGCTAGTACTAGACACATATCCCATAGAGCGTGCGCTTGCTGAACTGCTTGTATTTCCGCTCATTAGTGACCTCCACCAGAAGCGTGAGCCCTAATTGCTTCATCCGCTAGATATTGTTTAATAGCCTCTACAATACTTACAGTATCCTGAGCACCATTAATATTAATTACAACGCTTTTAGCTGGGGAAATATTATTAGTTCCCCATTTATCGCCCTGTACAGCCATATTTAAAGCGCTAAATCCTTGGTCTTTTTGCAAAACAGATAAAATATCTTTAAAATTACTTTGTTTTAAAGTTGCCACAGTTGCTGCAATACTGGCGTCTTCATTTGCAAATTCTTGCACACCGGCATAGTTTTTAGAAACTGAGTTAGCATCTTTACGAGTAGTATTTAGTGGGTTGTTCCAAGTTTGATAATTATTGGCAGAAGAACTTTCACTATTAACCCATGAAACCATTGCAGCTAAGTTAGTAGCAGTAACTGGAGCACCAATTTGCTTCAATACTGAACCCGCCCATCCTAGGATAGTATCGTTAGATTGTTTAAATCCTTTAGGATGCACAGTTTGGTTTAGCAAATCGCTAGAGTTATGGGTTACCATCGGGGTTGGAGTAGGGGTTGGGTTAGGAGACCCGCCATTTCCACCAGTGCCAGGTAAATCGTAAGAAGTAGGGTTACCCAAAAACGCCGCTAAATCTGGGTGGTCTTTAAGTACCTGGTCCTGTTTAGTACCAAAACTATTAGTCCCTTTAGTGTTAGGGTCAGCTTTTCCACTAGCAATTAAATCAGCTAAATACTCATCTTGCATTTGCTGCGTAGCAGAAATTCCGCTGAGTGTAGCCCACATAGCTCCAAAAATAGTTAATACAGTTGGATTTTTTAAAAAGGGCTTTACGGCATCAATTGTGCCTTGAGCAGCTCCTTTAGCTCCCTCAAGAAGGTCTTTAGTAATAATACCGCCGGCACCATTACCAGCACTTGTAAGGGTTTGAGTAAAAGTAGTGGCTGTAACAAATGCTTGAAGAACAGGCGCTAACGCAGTAGCCATTTTGGTAAAGTTATTAATTGTGTCGTTTGCTGATTGAATACCTAAAATACCACCAGTAGTATATGCATTTATATTTGCCTGGCCAAGTTGATTTCTAGTACCGATGCTTTGAGTAATTCCTGGGTTTGCTCCAGTAGTTAATAGTTCTTTTTTACCTTCAGTAGTTTGATAACCACCACCAACTTTTACACCATTATTTTTAGCAAATTGAAATAAATAAGAAATAATAGACTGTTTAAGTACAGCATCCGTACCAAAATATTGGTCTAATAGCATAGCTACCGAGTTACCAGGCTGCAGTGAGTAAGAAAGGTCAGACTCTGATATCTTACCCATTCCAGACTTACTTCTGTTTAAAGAATTCCAGAGGTCACGAGCAATATCCTCAACCCCACGCATAAATCCGTTTTGGTCTCGTACTTGAATACCAATCATACGAAGTTTATTAACGCTTGAACCTTGGTTAAGTGCCGCTACAGCACCCATACCGCCTTCAAGACCTACTCCAGGCATTACGTTAGAGATACCAGCTGCGCTGTTCATAATGGTGTTATAGTTTTTAAGTCCGGGCATAAGACCGCTTGACGTACCCGACATAGCCGCATTAGCTGCATCCATAGGACTAATTGGAGTTCCTCGACTGGACATAGTAGCAAACGCTTTAGCACCAGCTATAGTACCGATGTTATCGTTTTGCCTGCTATAAACTCCGGAGAAAAATCCAAACCTGCGACGAGCTATATCATTTGTAATGTAATTAGACGCATCTACACCTTGCGTAAGAGCGTCAACTGCGGCACCTGCCATTGATCTTAAAGCAGAACTAAAGCTAAAACCGCCGCTGCCGCCTGTTCCTCCCATACCAGGTCCTCCAGGAGCTCCTGGAGCTCCCGGTCCTGCCGGTCCTGCTGGTCCTGACGGGCCTACTGGGCCCGGAGGAGGCGTCATGCTGCTCATGGCGCTAGCTCCGCCGCCACTTGACCCTCTGCCACCAGAAGAATTTTTTAAGTTATTAGCAATGCTCTTAGATAGTTTTTCAGTATCTTTAAGAACGTTATTAAGTTTGCGGTATTCTTCGGTAAGGTTAGCGACTAGGCGAGATTTTGATGAACCTCCGCCTAAACCAAATGAGTCTTTTACAGCCAACTTACTCTACCTTTATTTCCTATTGGCCCTATAGAGCCAATTTCTACGTTCTCTTACAGACAGGCTTCTGATGTCAGACAGCGTCCAGCCAACAAATGTTCGAGATAGTGCTTCATATTCGTCGAGTAGTTGTTCGTAATCTTTTTCTTTATAGACGAAACAAGTCGGCTAACGACAGTGGTAGAGGAATATCCTCACCACAAGCCTCGCAAGTCGTCTTCACCTCCCCGAGGCGTGGACCCGGGTTGCGCTGAATAATCTCGTTAATTACTCCATCACGGTCAGCCATACCCAAAGTAAGCGCAGTGCTAACACCTAGAGATGGTTCACCATTGATAGACTTAAGACATCCTGCAAGCAAAACAGTGTTGAGCTCCGAAGTTGTCTTATCGGCGTTTTCAACAAGTTTCTTTTGCACAGCGCCTGTAGGTAGGCTTACAACAATTGCCCCATGCTTTTTAGAGATATAAGTAAATGTTCTGTCATTGATTGGGTCATCAAGCTCCTTTACAGGAACATCTTTAATCAAATCAACAGCTACTTCTAATTCTGTTTTACAATGAGGGCAGGCAAATTCAAAGTCAACTGTATCGCCAAAAGTAACTCGACGAATTCCAATTAACAATGCGTCTCGGTCACCGCTTAGTAAATCGTCAAGGTCTGCTTTATCTACTGGGTTAGACCCAATAGAAATAACACCTCGCTGCAACATTGCAGCAAGAGCTTTACCAGCAGAGCCGGCCTTTGAAATGGCTTCTTCGTCTATGCCGTTTAGTTCACGGACTTCACCATATTTAATCAAAGAACCGTCCTTAGCTAGAAAGCCGCCAGGAAGAATTACGTTTGAGTTTGACGGTGCAACGGTTTTAATTTCGACCGGTGGCTCTTTTTCCAAGTCTTGCGTATACTGTGCAATCAAAGCCGGGTCAGTAGACATATTATTTGTCATTTTTATACTCCTAGTTAGTTATAAATATTTTATCAGATTTTAATTATTAAATTATGTAAGTGTAGTAGATACGTTTGAACCAAAGTCAGCTAGCTGAATTGACAGTCCTTCATGTACTAGTGTCATGGTTTCGTACATCAATGAGTTATCAGATGCGCTCAAATCTGAATACTGTAGTCCAGTAATCCAAGCATTGTGCACAGTAAACTTCATCTTGTACGCAGACTTGCTAATAATGTCTGATGCGCTAATAGCTGGAGCACCGGTAACTGGGTGGTCTAAGACATAAATGTCTAGGTCACAGCGGAAAGACGAGCCATCAATTCCCGCAATACCTTCACCAGAAGCAGCAGCAAATAGCTGCTTAAACAAGTTAATGCCTTCTTTTTGACCAAGCACTACACCGCGACTTAAAGTAATTGGCTGAAAAGTTACGCGACCAGGCAACATGTGCAGGGAGGTGTTCATGCCGCCTTCACGATAGCTGATTGCGTCTACAGTCATGCTAAGTCCTGATACAGATGTAAATCCGCCCTTAAACTTCAAGAAGCTGTCTTTACCAGGAGCAGCTGACCCAGGAACACCAGTATCCCCGGTTACGCGGAAATCAACCAGGAACCTAAAATTTCTTAAAGGGTCAGTAGCTAGTTTTGAAAAGCGTGAAATTGCGCTAGTTGCCATTTATATTTCCTCCTACAGGATTGTTACAACAGAACCACTGTCGTACTGGCTAATACGGATTACCACAAATTCAGCAGGGCGCTGAAGGGCTACACCGATTTCTAGGTGAACCTCACCAGCAGCAACGCTGGATACGGTGTTGATAGAGCTGTCTGCTTTAACATAGAAAGCGTCCAACGCTGTAGTTCCCTTTAGACCTCCAGATTGCCAGAAGTTAATAAGGATTGCTTCACAAGTAGTCTGTAGACGGTTCCATAGACGTTCGTCGTTTGACTCAAATAGAGCAAATGCAGTTGAATCAGTAAGAACCTTACGTAAGTAAATAAGGCTTCTACGTACTGAGATATAACGGTTGTTGTAAGTGCTGCTCAATGTACGCGCACCCATTACCACAATTCCAGAACCTGGGATGTAGCGAATAGCGTTTACTGGAGTAGCCTTAGCAAATGTATCAGGGCTTGATGTTCCATTGTTTAGGTAATCTAGCTCTGTGTTAGTTAGAGAAGTAACTGACACAACTCCAGATAGGCGAGCTTCTAGGCCAGCAGGTGACTTAAATACGCCACGAGATGCATCAGTAGTCGCGTACTTAGCCGCAATTGCTCCACCTGGGTAAGCAGTAATAGTTGAACCAGGTGCGCTAGATGTAGGGTTTGGAATAGTTAGGTTAGGGAAGTAAACCGCACCAAATCCTTGTGCCGCAGAACCGGATGAGCCACCAGTGTATGAGTTAGTTAAAGTAAGCTGGCTTGTAACGTCAGAAGTAGACTTTGTAGGGTCAATAATTACAAACACATCTCCGCGGTTATAAGCGTATGAAAGAAGTGTGTTAACGTTAGTAGCATCTGTAATACCAGGAGCATTTAGCAAAATAGGCTGCGCAATTGCGTCCAAACTTGAAACAGCACTAGCAACGTTAGTATCACTTACAGGTGATGCGCCATCAGTTCCGCCAGTAAGCGCTGAGTTTACAAATGTAATTGAGGTTCCATCAGCTACAGCCATAGCAGAGCTTAGAGTTACTGTAGGGCTGCTGAACGCAGTTACAGTAGTTCCACTTGTAATACCCTTACCAATTACAGCCATTCCAACGCTAACTGTTGGGATAGTTCCGGTGAGGGTAACGGTTGTACCTGATGTACCACCATTTCCACCCACGGCGCTTACAGCAACAAGAGCAGTTGTTACAGGAGTGTTTGTGTTAGCAAAGTTAGCTGGAGTGTGGTTTGCTGCGTTTGAATCAGTAGCAACTACATAATTAGATGAGGCGTTAATAATAGTAGGTGCATAAGACGGCTCTGAAGACAGTAAAGTAAGGTCGCTAAAACGCTCTACAATGTAACCAGAAGTGGTACCGCCAGAGTAGATAGCCAAGTTAAAGTACTTACCTGGGTATGTGGTGCTTGATGTTGAGCTTGAGATTTCGTAGTAAAGTCCGTTGCTCCAAGCACCAGGGTTTTTAGCAGTAAGAGTAAGCTCTGTGGTGCTGCTTTGAGATGTAACTGTACCAGCAGTTGTAATTGCAACAGCAGTAGCAGGAGCAGAAGCATTTGTGACGGTAAAGGTAGTTGTACTAGGGACAGCAGTTACTACGAAAGTACCCTGATAAACGTTAGTAGGGGTTGCAGTAGAAGCTATAACTCCTGAAACCACTACAGTCTGACCAACCTTTAGACCGTGAGCGGCACTGGTGTAGGTAGTTGAGGTTCCGCTTTGCGCAACAGTAGAGCCAGTAGCAATAGCAACTGTAGCGTTTCCCTTAATAGCGACAGTAGAAGCGACTGCATCCGAAGCTGCTACGCGCTTTACGTAACACTGGCTTCCTCCGTTTGAGAAAAATAGATAAACAGCAATAGCGCCGTCAGTATCTGCAGTGTTGTATACAATGTCACCGTACAAAGAAACAAATTGATTCCATGAGGTTATTAGAGTAGTGGTAGTGGGTCCCTTTGCAAAAGCGCCAATGAAAGTGGCTACTGTAGCAGTAGGGGTAGAGGATAGCGCTGCGGAAGACGGTACTTCTTCTAGGTATACTCCAGGGCGGTTGTATGTCGCCATAAGATTTTCTCCTTGGGTTTAGTTGAGGTTAAACAAATATTAAATAGGTTGTTGTCCAGGTGGGATATCGGATGTTGTTTTTTTATTAATATTTACGGTAGATACTATGCTTGGTGTAGATGTGTATGAAGCCACAGTACCTTCGCTGCTTACTGTCACGGTGAATACATTTCTAAATAACCTACGGTTATTTTCTATGGTATCACGTTTTGTGAACTCTTCTAATATCAAATGGCGATAAGATGTCTCGGTGCCTAAATCATTAGGAACAGCCAAATAACCGCGTTTTGATATAAAAACCTTGTTTAAAAGATAAGCAATAATAGTCCTATCATGCCTAGGGTGGCGAGAATAGGTGGTAATTTGATATACCAAGTCCCAAGCAATAGGTATTTCGTACGTATAAGAGGTATTTCCACTGGGGGCAATGGTTCCCTGAACGTCGTTATCCTGGAATAACCCAGACTGTTGGCGGTAAGTAGCTGGGTCAAAATCCAGTAGCTCAATAGTAATATAAGGGTAGCTTTGGTCTCTAGACTCTAGGTCTGGGTTAGCAAACCATACGCCTACAGGGCGATTGGTGTTCTTTTCATCAGCAACTACAATGCCCGTAAGTAGGGTTTTAAGGGCCAAATCTTCACTTAATATAAAACTCATGGTATTAAGTCCTGCCCTACTAAGTAGTCAACAGACCATTCAGCCATATTTTCAGAGATAGCGTCACCGTGTTTAGTGATAAACATCCTAAATATAGATTGAGGAGAGTCACTTTGTGTGCCATATTCCAGGTTTTCAACCTCATCGGCAAACTTTATAGGGTAATAGATGACTATATTTAAATCTTGAATTGCTACTTTTAGCTTATTAACTATGTAGGTAGGCCAGTTAGCGCGAACAGCGTCCTCTTTTAGAAGCACGGTTAACTCAGAGCTAACATTTTTTAATGATTTAGCTGCGGAAGCTTTAAATTCTATATTCATTTTTTGCGCCGCACCGCGTTACTTAATATTGCTATAAACATTGGGACAGTATGAATTGGGTATGCGTCTGTAAAACCTAGAAAAAACTTCTTGTCCGAAGGCTTAGATACCTTGGACTTAGGGTCCTTGTCAATACCTGACATCATAGTCTCCATTGGAGTAGCAATATACAGCGCAAATTTACATCAGCCCCAGCATAGGGCTACTTCTAGGATAAAAGAAAACCCCCCTTGCGGGGGGCTAAACTTTTTTATTTACTTCTTTTTCTTAGCTGGGACAGTCTTCTTAACCTTAGCGGCTAGAGCCTTGTCCATCTTCATGTCAGCAGCCTTAGATGGCTTCTTAGCATCCATCTTCTTGTCGCCCTTTTCAAAGGCCTTCTTCTGAGCAGAGGTCATACCCTTTTCCATCTTCTTATCGGCAATTTTATCTGCCTTAGAATTGGTCCACTCCTTAGTGCACATAGTGCCCTTTTTACATCCGGCACACTTGCCGCACTTTTCCATCTTCTTAGCCATGGTTATTTGCCTTTCTTAGCGTCGCGCTTGCCTTTTTGCTCAAGCTTTACCATTTTCTTTTCGCCGTACTTTTTGATACCGGCAGCAGCGGCGACCGCAGCGGGATTACTTGCACCAGACTTCTCAGCCTTTTTTTCAATGGCCTTAAAGCGGCCACCCTGACCTAGAGGAGGTTTTTTTGCTGTTTTCTTAGCCATTAGGCTGGTCCTTTCGACATTTACAATTATCGCACTTACATTCAGGCATTATTGCTTTTACTCCTTAAAATCTTCAACGGCTTTAGCTTTAGCCGCCGATCTTGTCTTACTTCGTTTAGTGGCAGGATTGGCATTAGGTCCGGTTTTAAACTTGCCCATATTCTTATTTAATTCAGCCGATGCTATATTACGCATCACTTTAGCGGCTTTATTTAGGGCTTGTGGCTTTTTAGGTTTCACTTTTAGCTAGCAGGAACCTGCGCAGTAAATGTGTTTTTTAAGGTTATAACAGGTACTGGGGTAGAAGTTGAGCTAGATACAGCGTAAAGTACATCAGAAGTATTAAGGCTGATAGTAACTGAGTTTTTTACGTTAGTAGTGCCTGGAGGCAAAACATAGCCATAAGCGCTGCTAGTTACTGCAGAAGTACCTAAATAAATAGTGTCAGCAGTGCTGTTGTTTTGCACAATTAGAGTAGCAGCAACCCAAGTACCATCTACAGTAGGGCTAAGCTTTACTGCGGTTCCACCGACAGTGTTTAAAGTTTGAGATAAGGCCATTTACTTTTTTCCTTTTTTAGATTCAAGACGCTTTGACATAGCGGCTGCTTTTTTCTTTGCATCAGCCTTTGAGGATGCTCCCCATGCCTGTAATGATAATAGCAGACGTGTAGGCTCACCGTTTGGCTTACGCTCAGGTCCTGGGTTACCAGCCATACGCGCTAGGAAAGATGCACGGCGAGGGTTATCGCCAGATTTAACAGGGGCCTTAAGGTCGTGACCCTGAGCCTTAGCCGAAGCACGGCCCTTGGCGTTTAAGCCGCCATTAGGATTTTTACCTTCTTTACGCTCCCAAGCAGGTGTTTTAGCCATTTTTCTTCTTCTTTTTCTTTTTAGCAGCAGCCATGTTGTCTACTAGGTTAGGGTAAGGTCTACCAGCAGCCTTAGCGCGAGCCTTAGCAGCAGACTTCTTAGCCGATGACAGCTTTTTGTCTTTTTTAGTAGGGTCTGGGGTGTCCCAGACTTTCTTTTCTTTAGCCATGTTTACCACTCAGATTCGTTAGAGCAAGAGCAATCAGAACCCTTGCGACACAGATTCAACCATGCGGTAGCCAAAATAGCTACAACAGGGATAATAACAGCACCAAAAGCCAAAATTAAGCCGGTGTAATAAGGTAGGTCGATAGTCATTTTTTCTTTTTCTTCTTTACTTTTTTAGGTAGTGTTTTTTGGTTAGGGGTTTCTTTTGCCCACTGCTTAGCCATCTCTGGCTTAGTAGCAAACATCCATTTTTCTTGTTGCTTAGATTTAAAAGGCATTACTTAGCCTTCTTAGGAGCAGCTTTCTTAGCAACTGGGGCAGCCTTCTTAGGTGCAGGAGCAGCCTTCTTTACTGGAGCAGCCTTCTTTGCGACTGGTGCAGCCTTCTTAGCAGCAGGTGCTTTGTCTACATCTCTAGTAAGGCCAGCTTGACCAATAGTTCTAATACGGTAACTGTCTTGCTTTTTCTTTGGGATGTAGTTTTCCATGTGAGCCTTAGCCTCAGCAAGACCTTCATGCTTAGTCATGTTCTTCCAGTCACCGTCTTTAGTTTGGTTCTGGATTACGTGTGTTACTTTTGAGCCAATATCTGGCATTTATATCTCCTATGGTTGTGCGTAGGCAAGGAATTGAACGTCGTTTACAAGCTCATCTGGTGCCAGCTGTGTGCAGTCCATGACAATCATGGTGTGGCGGTTAGCTACTAATCCAGCAGGCTGGGTCTTATTTGGCCTGTAAACTTCGTTCTTAAATACAATTCTATACTTATCCACTAGGTCAATACTTGACTTAACCAAACCTCTATCATCAAAAATTTCAGGCGCAACAGCAAAAGCGTCATCAATATTAAAGGTCAAATGTAGGGTGTCTACGTTGTAGAAACCGCGCTCATTAAGTACCGAAGCACCTTCACCGATAGATACGGCTACAACAGGAACCATCTTAGGCCCATCCCAAACGCGGCCTACACCAATTGGCTCAACGTCATAAATAGGGTCATTTACATAACTAGAGTTAAATGTCCACCATTGAGCCAAAACACCCACAGGGTTGGTGCGGTCGGCGGTTATACCATCGCTGATGGCATCTGATTCAAAGTCAGCGTCAAACCGACCGCCTGGAGTATATGAACGCATAATCCTATTCTAAATGTTTATTTAGCCCAGTAGAGCCTTAACTTCTTCTTCTGTTAGTCCTAGGGCTTGAAGTTTTGCTAAAGCAGATTGTCTAGTGGCTAATGCTTCTGCTTCTTGTTGAGCGGCTTGCTCTCTTGCCGCAATTTCTTCTGGAGTTTCATCTCTTTCGGTTACTTCTCCAGTTTCACAATTTACTTCAGTTATTCTGTTCATTAGTTTACTCCGTAAATCCAAATAGTTCCTGTCGCACCTGTCCAACTGTTGGAAGTTGCTGCTTGAAAAGATATTTGAGTTATCGCTGATGTAGTGCTTGCTGCTCCAAATCTTGACGCATTTGTTGTACCTCCAACTCCACCAGAAAGCCACATGGTTGGGTTTGGTGAAGTATAGTTTGGTATTTCAACTGTATATATATTAGTTGTTGTTGGTGAAGCTGACGTTGTAGTTAAAGGAATTCCAGAAGTATTGCTTGTAGAAACTGATGCACTAGATGAGCCAGTAGTGTATGTTGTGTAAGAAACAGAGGAGTTAGAATTTACGCTCATATAAAAAGTTCCAGAAAGACTTCCTATGTTATCAAACTTTATTTGAACAACAAGTTTTTTGTAGGTTGCGGGTATGCTTGTGAATGATGGTTGTGTTCCAACAATGGCATACGGGGTTCCTACAAGAGCCGTGTATCCAACGTTAGTCCAAGTAGGGGTAGAACCAGAACCAGCAGAAGTAAGAACTTGACCCGATGCTCCAACTGAAGAGTTTAAAGTAATGGTTGAAGTTGTACTAGGAAGGCTTAATCCACCAGCAGTTATTGTACGACCAGTAGCGTTTAAATCAGTATATATGTTTTTAGTCATTTATTATCCAATAATTACGTAACGGTATGTTGCATCTGTGGTAGCTGCAACGGTAACTGTATTTGCGGTAGCTAATGTGACGTCCATATCTACAAGAGCGTTAGTACTGTTATCAAAAATCTGAACAAGAACATATTGGTTATTCATATTATGTGTAATTGTACCAGTACCCGAGGCTACTGTAACAGTTCCGGTCAAAGTACGCGCTAAGGTGAACCCCTGAGCAGCTTGTGAGCTAGGTAGGGTGAGCGTGACGCTACCGTTTAGTGTTGCTGGAGTCAAAGTAACTGCATAGCTTGAGGTACCGCCCGCACGTCCAGCAACCTTTACAGAATCCTGTGTAGCAGCGGCTTGAACAGTTTGAGTTCCAGTAAAGGTGTTAGCAGCGTTAGTTACTGCTATGTTACTTACTGCTCCTACAGAGCCGTTTACAGAAGTAACAGCGCCTGCTGCGGTAAGCAAAGTACCAGTAGTAGGCAAAGTTACGTTAGTGTTACCTGCAGTAGTGAATTGAACAGTATCTGTGTTAGAACCAATAGTCGCGCTACCGCTAAGGGTAATAGTTTTAGAACCGTTGTTTACACCAGTTCCGCCATTTGTAGGGGATAGCAAACCAGTTACAGCGGCAGACTTGCTTAGGTCAATGGCACCAAACGCAGGCGCACCTCCAGCACCTGGAATACGCAATACCTGGTCTGCAGTTCCGGCAGCAGTCACGTTAAGCGCACTACCAGCGTTACCCAAAAGAACACCGTTAGAGGTAAATGTAGTCTGCCCTGTACCACCTTGGTTAACTGCTACAGTACCGCTAATATTACCGTTAGCAAAGACACCAAAAGTAATAGCGTTTGCTGTAGTACCAACACCGCTAATAGCGGCAGGTTTGCTAGTTTGAACAAAAGTAAATTTAGCGTTTGCGCTTCCAAGAAGTACATAGGTAAAGTCACCAGCAGCCACTTCACCAAGAGCGTCATAATCATATGCACGAGTAAGAGTCCAGCTAGTTGTAGAAACACAGGCAGTTACAGTATAAATACCGTTTTGGTCAGTGTTTGTAGTCTGGTTTTTTAGTAGAACTCTAAGTCCAGTTCCGCCTTGAACGTTGGTACCTGCATCACCAGAAACAACAGTGTAACCGTCAATTACCAGTGAGCCAGTTCCAGTAAGAGTTGCTCCTACACCAGAAACACCGTTTGAGTAAGTTCCTGTAATTTCAGCGGTTGAAGCATAAGACACGGCTTCGTGAGCATTAATGCCAGTAGCAATAGTATCTACATATGCCTTAGTAGCAGCGTCTTGAGCAGCTGACGGGTCACCAACGCCAGTAATTCTGTAGGTACCCATAGCAACAGCGCCACTAAAAATAGTTGCATTTAGAGTGCTAGGAATATCAGCAGCAGCAAGAGCACGAAATGTTGGAACACCAGTAGAGCCGTTAGGAGCAGCAAGGATAGTATTAGCGCTTTTTGAAGCATATGGGTTTAGATTATCACCATAATTAGCCGCTAAATCTAGGGTTACCGAAGTAGTACCAGAAGCAGTAATTCTTCCGGAGGTGCCGGCTACGGAAGTTACGGTTCCAGCAGAAGTGCTAATTGTTTTCCAACCAGCATTGTCACGATACTTTAGCACATTTAGTGAAGAGTCATATTGAATACGACCAGCACCAGAAGTAATAGCGTCGATAGAAGCAGTTGGAAGGTTGCCAATTACAGCACCTCGTAGTTCAAGACCGTTTAAGTCAATTGGGGTTAAAAATAATCTAGCCATTTATTTTCCTAAGATAGATAAGCAAAGCCGCTGGTAGCAATTCCAAAAGTTACTACTACCGAAGTGATGGATGGATAAGAGATTGTTCCTTCAATTACTGTTCCTGATGAATCAGTTGTTGTAACTGCTGGGTAATACCCAAGAGCGTGAGTTATAGTCCATGTAGTAGTAACTGAGTTTTGTGTAAAAGTTAGAGAACCGCCAGAAGTTCCTTGTGGCCCTGTAGGTCCAGTTGGTCCAACTGGTCCAGTAGGTCCCGGAGTTCCTGTAAAAACGCTAACAGTGCCTGGATTAGTAGATGTAGTGACTGAAGGAGTTACGGTAACTTCTACGACTGGTGAGGGGGTAACAATAATTGTATCAGTCATTACTGGGTCACCTGTGGGTAAGTAAATACCTGTCCGCGAAGATAGGTAGTAACGCTGTTATCAACAGATGAGGTAGCCTGAATATCCCAGAAGCAACGAACTGGCAGAATAGCGGTAGTAGGTCCATCAAGGCTTAGCTTTAGCTTCTTAAGGTTAGCGTCATAAACGGCAATGGTAAATGTAGCCCATAGTGTAGGTGAGCCAGGGTAGGTTCTAATCTGGGCCTTAAACGTATTAGTGCTAAAGTTCATAGTGTCAGGGAAATCAAGAATAACTGAGAAAGTGTCACCCTGCTGCATTACCATATCGTAGATAGGCACTGTGCTAGGTATAACTGAGCGGCCATTAAGGTCGTTTTGCATGTAAACGCGCTCTGGGCTAGTAGAGTCATCAATCTCTTGAGCAACGTAGATTGGAACAAGCTTATTAGTAGTGCGGCTCACTCTGCGTAGAGTTCCCATCTCAATGCGCCAAACACCAATGTTAAGAGCAGAACATAGATTGCGGTACTGTTCCTTGCGAGATTCAATGATTGCACTAAGCTGACGGAAGCGCTCAGAACGAGGAATGCTGACACCGTCAGGGGCTTGAATATCAATATCGAATGCTGCATCCGTAGCTAGGGCCCAGAGGGCTTCTATGGACGCTAGGAGGACTACTGGATAAGATTCAATCTCAGGTAGGGTGTCAATAGTTATAGCCCTGTTATAGCCGTCTGTGCGGTTATTTGTGTGCTGTAAGACTGCGGTGTTAACGTAGTAAGTTAATTGGTCATCAGTAAAGTATCTGTATACGTTACCGGTAATAGTCAGGGTGTGCCCAACTGCTGGGGCAGTGGCTGTGTGGATAACGCCATAAATAGGCTCAACTGTATAAGTAGTTGGATTAGCCAGGGCGGTGTTGTTGTCTTTAACCATCAAAGTGGTTGTATCTAGTGGCTTATAGCCAGTAGTAAAGTCTTTAGTAACTCCATCACCAATAAAAACTTTGGTGAACTGACGAGCTTGGTCGTTTAGCTCAACACGGACCTTAGATACAAGGTCTGAAACAGTCGCCATATTAACCTAACCTAAGAAAAATCCGTCATTTATATGATGACTTATAACGTGCAAAAAGTCTGGATAAACGAAACAGCGGGCACTAAGCCCGCTGCCCCGTCTAAAGAGAAGTTTAGAATCTCTGTGATACATAACCTTTTAGCTCAAGGTGAGCAGCTACTTCTGGAGTAACTTCGTACTTCTGACCAGCCTTGAAGCTGTAGTAGTTGCCAGCACCGAAAGTCATACCCTCAATAGTATCCGACACGCGGATAGTTACTGTGGCGTTCTGTTCTTTGCTCTTAACAACTTCATCAACTACGATTGGCTGAGCACGATTTGGCTCTGTAGCGTCGATTACTTCTGTTTCTGCTTTAATAGCAGCTTCAGCAGTAGCCATTGCAAGCTCGCTTGTGCGTGCTGCCTGGTCATCTAACTGCTGTGCGACGAGGGCATCTCGTTGGCGACCTGTAAAGTCGCTTGGTTTCTTTTGTGTTGCCACGGGGTATTCTCCTAATTAGTATCTCGGTATTGCAGGGGTTGTAAAAGGGGGGCCATTTCTGACCCCCCTAACACAATTAGTTGGTTGAAGCTACAATCACAGCCTGGTCAGTGATTAGACCTAGACCAAAGATTGAGTACCATGCTAGTGCGTGTTCACGACCGAAGTCTAGAATACCACCATCACGTAGCTCAACTGGAAGTGAAATAGCGTGACCGAATGCGTTATCTCCGATGAAGATAGCGTCGTAGCGGTCTGCGTTACCGTTACCAGTCCACTCAGCAGGGCTTACGTAGCCTCCACCAGCAGCTGGGGTTGGGTTAGATACTGCAGTGTCTGCAGACCAACCGGTACCTGCACCGTTAGTAACCTTACGGACCTGAGTGGTCTCGATGAATACGGTGTCGTATAGACGACCGATTTCACCTAGCATGAAGTTACCTGGAGCAGCGTACTTAGTTACTTCGATGAACTCAGCAGTGTCGCGTAGACGACGTGACTGGTGAGGGTGAACGAATGCAACATAGGTCTCGCCAAGCCTTGGAATGTTCTTAGTCGCTAGGTTCTCTACCGCGTCCTTAACAGTACGTGGGCTCAAGAAGTAGTTACCAGTCATTGAGGCGTTGCTTGTACCATTTGTACCGTATCCGTACTGGTTGAAGTTACCAGTTCCGTTAGTGATAGCGGTTAGGTTGGTACGGTCTTCACCCCAGATTTGAGAAGTCGCACCGTATAGGGTGTCGCGGCTTAGCTTGTCTAGGTAAAGAGCCATGTTACGGCCTAGCAGACGAGAAGCTGAAGCCATAACGTCATCGAAAGATGCGTTTAGCAATAGCTCTGAAACTGCAAGTGCGTATCCGTGCTCTGAAACGGTGATTGAGAACTGCTGTGCAGTCAGAGCGTTG